TTTGAAGGTGTTATTAGAGATATGACACCAGCTGAAGAAACAGAACACAACGATTTTCGTGCTGAAGTAGCCTCTAGACAATATGAAGGTGAATTAGAACAGTTAAGAAAAAAAAGAAATAAATTGCTTTTAGAATGTGATTGGATAGAATTAAATAATGCTCCATTAACAGATTTACAAAAAGATGAGTGGAGAGCATATAGAACTGAATTAAGAGATTTAACAAATGGACTTACAACAGCAGATGAAGTAATTGCAAAAAACTTTCCAACAAAACCAGGCGAGGAGGAATAATAAATGGCAATAAGTAAAATAGGATTAACAACAGGAATTACAGGAACACTAGCAACAGGTAATGGCGGAACTGGATCGACAGCAGCTACATTACCAGCGAGTTTAATTAATGATACATCCATAGGAAATATAACATCACTACCTTCTGGAGTTGGAGGAAAAATAATAGGAACTGCTTATGATTGGAGTTCTCCAGATGAAAGCACAACATCGGGAACTATGACAGATGTTCCATCAAACAAAGGAAGAGTTTCTTATACGACAGTTGGAGCCAACAGTAATTTTATAATTTCTTATGGAACTAACTACAAACAAACAGGAAATCATCCTAATTATTATTATTTTTTTGGTCTTAGATATAAAATTGTAAAACAATCAGATAGTTCTGTATTAGCAACAGGAAATAACAGATTAACGATGCAGAACATTGATGAAGGAACTCTAATTACAAATAAAGGATCAACAACACAAGTTGAATATTTAGATCCAGGAACATTAGCTGCTGGAACTGCTTTATATTTTCAACCACAATTTAATAGTCAGGCAACTGGGACTTTAGTGGGTATTCAATTAAACATATACGAGTTATCAGCATAATGTCATTAACTAAATCAGAACAAATAGTAAGAGCAATACAAAAAATAAACCCTGACGCAAAGGTTATTGTTGGAGATAGCCTTGATAAAATAACTTGGGTTGATGGAACAACGCCTATTGCTAAAGCAGACATTGAGGCACAAATGCCTTCTGACCTAGAACTAGCTTTAGAGCCTGTTAGGGTTAAAAGAAACTATTTATTACTTAATTGTGATTGGACAGATTTACCCCATTCTGCTCTAACTGATGAGAAAAAAACAGAGTGGCAAAACTACAGAACTCAACTAAGAAATATAACTGATGGAATAACTACAGTAGAACAAGCAGAAAATGTTACTTGGCCTACTCAACCATTGACATAATAATTTGAATTATGGATAAAACCATAATATAAAGAATAAGGAGGAAAACTATGGCATCACTATCAAG